CTAGTCTTTTTCTCGTAAGACTTTTTCAATGTCTTTTTTAGCTTGCACATAGTAGTTAGCCACTTGCTTGGCAGATTTGTGATCTAAGTCTACTTTTTCCATATAAATGATTGCTACATCGTGAGCAGCTTTTCTAATTTCTTCATCTGACATTTCGATTCACCTTCTTTCTTTTTGGATCTAATCGAACTTGCAGAGTTAGGTGGGGAGGCAGTACTAATTTCTAGGAGCGCGATATCCGGCTCTTTCAGCTTCATCAACTGTTTTAAACAAAGCTGCTGGATTAGTTGTTTTATCATAATATCTGCTCCCTGGAACGTGATATATTCCGTTGTTAGAACCTTTGATTAATCCGTTCCCGTTGGCATCAACGTATTCTGGACCATTTGTTTGAGCAGGAGTAGGAGCAGCTTGTTGTTGAGCACTGGCTTCGCTCTGAGCGGCTTCTGCTTGCTCCTGCGCTTCAATTCGTTGTTGTTCTTCTGCTTGTTTTTGCGCTTCAACTCGCTGCTGCTCTTCTGCGGCTTGTTGTGCTTTTATTTCTGCATTTTTTCGTTCTTCTTCTTTTCGTTGTGCTGCTTCAATTTCGTTTTTAGTTTTACTTGTTCCATCTGAATAATTCAAAGAAACATCATCTTGTACATTGAAAATATAAACATTAAATTTGATATCGTCAGATTTAATTGATTGAGCCATCAAGTGAACTCCACGTGCTAGAAGCTCATCACCACGGAAGACAGGTGTTACTGAGTACCTTACATAGTTATCTTTACTTTTTTCAAGATAGTACTTGATATCCATTTCAAAACGAAGCATCTCTGGATTGTTTAATTGAGCTGTTCCAGTTATAAGGTTTTTCCAGTTATCGTTTTCACCAGAAAGGGCATACCCAATCAAATGAGATCGATTGTAAAGATATCCTTTGTTGATTTTCTTATTATGCCACCCTGTAGGTTTAACATTAGAAATATCTCCACGTTTAGCTGTAGGCATTAACGATTGATTTAACATAGCTTCTGCATTTGTCGCACGGTTGAGTTGATCAAGATCGCCATATTTTTCCCATGCTTTGTTTGCTAACGATAAATCATCGACAGAAAAAGTAGGCTTATTATCATTAACTTCAATCGTTTGAGTTCCACTGTATTCTAAATTTGCAAGAGTAGTGTTATCCTGTTTCATTCGATTATCAAAAGAAACTAGTGCCTGTTTTTGCTTGTTTTTGTCATCTGTTGATTTTTTCTTATCTTCCTTTTCTTTGGACGAGCTTGAAGCAGATTTACTTTTTATCTTATTTGGCTGAGTGCTACTAATAGTTGTTTCTGCTGTCTTATGATCAGATGGTTCTGTTAACATACCACCTGCGATAAAAACTATAAAAGTTCCAAGAATAATGAAAAGCTCAGGTTTCTTTGGAGACTTTTTGAAAAAAGCTCTAATTAATCTTAAAACACCAAAAATAAATCCAAAAAACCCTACAAGTAATAGTAAATTGCCCATCTATATCCTCCATTTAATTCATTTCAACTATCTATCCATACCTCGTGAGATAGTTTCTGGTTAATCATCTAACTAGGACTAGGTTATGAACTAAGGTAAAAGCTTTAAAAAAGCAGTTATAATACTAATAACTATCAACCCTAATCCACAAAAAAATATCAAACGTTCTTTTTTGTTCTCCTTTTTCCATACCCATAGTACCCAAACAATGAGTCCTAAACCATATAAAAAAAGAAGAGTACTGAGTGTTATTCTCATGCTATAATCTTCAAACATTTGAATCTCCCTTAGAAAAAATGACCAAGAAAAAGTCTGTCTGGTTAGAATATTTCTTTAGTTTTCTGTCACCGTGCCATCATAATGAACAATTACACTTTTGGCTGTGTGAGTCATGGTTCCATCATTCGGATCGATTGCTTTAACAAAGTAACCGTCTTCAACTTCACCCATAGGCCCCCATGTCCAGGCGCCACCGTTGTCTCCAAACTGACTCTGAGCGATTTGAACAGCTTGTGCTTCGGATGTGACAACTTTCGGCGCACCGTGACCACCCTGAAATTCAGTTTGTTGCTTGGATTTTTGTCTCTCCGCTTCTAGTTGGTCTTTCTGAGCTTGAGTGATGATATAGCCATTATCATCCATAGCTAACCCGTTTTCGCTTAAAGCCATGCCAAAAGCTTCCCATTCCTTATTTGTCCAGTTAACACGATCGGTTGGTGTTGATTTAAGAGTCCGTTGCTTCATTTCTTCATAGCTTTCTTCGTTTACTGTATTTGAAGAGGAGGTTGAGGCCCCCGTAGAATTTTGAGTGTTTGAATCAGCTGATGATGCAAAATTCAAAGGAGTAAGCTTCAATCCAGCAGAATCAGCATACTTTTGAACAAGGTCCTGTGACAAATCTCCATTGAATTGCATAAGGATCAATTTCTTTTCATTTGCTGCAGTGTAAGAGAAGGCCATTGCCGACTCTTTACCAAGTTCATCATAATAGTCTTTTGTTTTAGTTAGGTCTTTTTCTTTTTCAAACAGAAAAATTCTGCCATTCATGTAGTCGCCTGAATCATCTTTTTGAATACCAAAAATCTTCGCTTCTTTAGCAGACATTGGAGCCATACCGAAATCTTCTTTGTTCATGTATTTAGCCTCATCAACAGTTAATCCATCATCCTTGAACTTTTCCAATATAGAATCCAAACTTATCGCTTCTTTTTTCTGAGTTGAACTACTCGTTGTAAGTTTAGTTCTAGTCGAATCAGTCGTATCAGCCTTCTTATCGCCCGAACATGCTGATAAGAGCAGGGTAGAGCAGAGTAAGAATACAATCGTTAGTTTTTTCATTTTAATCCTCCAGTTCATCTTTCAAAATTATTTTTTCGACTATGGATTTTAATTCTTCCATTTGCCCATTATATTTTTTTGAAAACAGAACAGAGTTAACATCAGCTGCTACATCAGTGAGTCCATTTTTTGGAGGATAACTACCAGGGATACTAAAGTGTATATATCCTGCGTAAAAATTTGTAGCAGGTCTTAGTTGAATAGAAGTAATTCTACTAAATGGAATTATATTTGTACCTTTATGGATATCAAGTCCGCCAGTTTTCTTTATTGTTATTGCTTTATCCTTCAGGCTGATCTCAGTTTTCCCTGCATGTTTGATTAAAATAGTTGAATTTGTCTTTTTTGAATCAGAGTGATAAGTGTCTTTCGTTTTTGACTTTCTTTTTTCAGCCTTCTCAATTTCTTTCCGTGCTTTTTTTGTAGCCTTTTTCTTTTCAACTTTAGCAATTCGCTTTGGATCGTCTTTCCACTCCTGAAAAGAGTCAACACTTTTTTCGGTCACATTCTTAGTGACATCGAAAGTTTTTTTCCCTAATTCCTTCCAATCAACCATATGACCACCTCCAACAAATTATTTTAATAATCAAGGAACGAAACATAACCGCTGGATTCGGATACAGGTTCTATAGTTACTTCAACATTAGCACTTCTTTTTGCATCAAACGCATTTACTATTGTTGCCTCGTATTTAGCAAACCATTTTCCATCCTTTTGAGTCCAATCTTGCAATTTACCGATAGCAATATGAAGTTTACTTCCTTTATAAGGGTATGATTTGTCAAATTGTTGTAATGCCAATTCAGTAAGGATATCCGATTGTTGCGGTGTTGCTTCGTCCGCGAGTTGTGTGATATCACTATTTTTTTGGTTTTCAGCATTTTTACTATCTTCAGTTCTTTTTTGTTCAGCTTCTTTGCTTTTTTCGCTCTTTTGCTTTTCCAAGTTTTTTGACTCAGCTTTTCTTGATTCTTCAGCTTCTTTTTCCTCTAATGCTGAGAGTGCATTGTCATTCATTTTTACTTTTATCTTAGTGCTTTTTGAATCTCCGTCACGTTTTGAATTTATTGTAAGAGTTGTTTCTGGACTGCTTAATTCATAAAGAAGCATGAAATCGCCAGATTTATCAGCTGTTGTTTTATCTCCAACTATTCCCATTCCAATTGATACTTCCGCATTTGGCGAAGTTTTTCCTGATATTTTAACTTCTCCGGTATCATCAGAGATTGCTTCTTTAGGTGTCTCTAAAACTAAATCTGAAATTTTGGCACTACTCTGTTGTTTGGTTTTCTTTTCTTCTACAGGTTTAGAAGTCACTTCTTTAGTCTCGGTTGTTGGAATGAAACCAATTATTATTACTGATAAGGTTATCAACCCAAAAGAGATATTTCTGTTACGTTTATTCGGACTCCTTTTTATGAAATACCAAGCTCCAATACAACCTATAATAAAAACAAGGGTAAACACCGTCTCCATAACTTCCTCCTCATGTATACGAAATCACAAATATAAATTTATATGTAAATCACTGCTTTATTTTTACTACTTTAATTGAATCGCCTGATCCAAAAATAATCTTATAATTCAAAAAACAAAAGCCTTCACCATATTTTTGTTTAAAAAGATCAATTGCCTTTTTTAACGCTTCTACGGTTATTCCCAGCTCGTCAGCGACTTCCCAATACTCTCTACATCCTTTTTGATAAGCCTTGATCAAAAGGGAAGGGTGGACAGTCATCTCAGCCGCTACGAGCCGTGCCCTTCGTTCCTGTTTTCTTGACTCAGGATTTTTATAGTTTGATATGTCACCGACTGAAGTGTAATGATGCGCAATTTCTTCTGCAATCGTACTTTTTAGTTCGGCACTTGATTGATTAGGATTGAGATAAACTATATTGTCGACATACAATCCCTTTTGTTTTTCGGGCATCTTCTTTTCAAATTTATACTGCAAATTTGAAAAAAATGACATTAAAGCTTCATAGTTATACATTTGACAACACCTACCGATATTAAAATGAATTACTGCTTGTGATCTCGATTTTTTATGAAATCTATAAAATTAAGAATATCTTTCATATCTTCTTCTGATGTATCTTCATCGATGTGCGCGGCAACAGTCAACTGTTTTTGACTAAATCTCTCATTACTTTCAGAATCTGAACACTTCCCAATAAGTTCTGATACAGAAACATCAAGAGCATCTGCTAGTTTTTTCACAGTATCAATTTGAGGGGTTTTTCTTTTTCCGTTTTCGTAACGAGAAATCTGTGCAGAACTGACTCCTGATTTAAGAGCTAATTGATTTACTCCATATTTTTTTGCTAATCTCAATTCTTTTAATCGTGAACCAAAGTCCATCCAAATCCCTCTTCTCCATATTTCTATATTTATAATAATGCCAACTGGTAACAAAATCGAATAAAATTTGACTTTTTGGTAATTAAGTGTTGCCAATAGGTAATTTCGGTGTTATAGTATTACCATGAGGTAACGAAAGAGAGGTGAAGCGGTGTGAAAATTGTTTTGAAAAATGGAGTTCTTCAGGAACTAATGGAACAGTATGATTTATCGGTTTATGGTCTAGCTGAAAAACTCGAAGTTGCACCAACTACTATTTATCGAATTATGAATGGGAGTAGAGGTTTAGGGAATGACATGATTGCAAAGTTACTTAATACCTTTGCTTTGTCTGAAGCTGATTTTGACAAGCTTTTTATTTTGCAAACAGAATTGCCAAAAGGTAATAGCAAGGAGGTGATCTAATGACAAAACAAGAAAAAATCGAGTTCATCCTTAAACGTTTAGGCGATCGCTTAACGAAAGCCTACTTAGAAACAAAATCGGATCAGTTCATCAATCAACTGTATGAAGTTGAGAGTCAACAGGATGACCGTCTGATTGAAGACATGATGTTCTACTTCTAATAAACAGTTTATAGCAGTATGACTGCTATGAAAAATGACAATTGAATACAAAAGGAGTGATTAATATGGGAGTTTCTTCGATGGAGAAGCAAGTCGCATCTATTTTTAGACAGGAAGTTGACAAACAGGCTTTGAACCAAAGAGTCATGGCTGATCACCTGAACTTCTCAGCGCAGAATCTAAGTCACATGTTAAATGGTAGACGGACGATGGGATTAGAAAGAGTTGTAGAAATTGCTGATTACTTGCAAAATCCAGAAACAGATTTCGAGGTAGCTGCTGCGATGTTCTATACACCAAAACCATTAAATCGAAAACGTCGAGATGCGCATCCACTTTCAAAAATGGTTGGCCAAGACAAAGAAGAAATTGAAAGAATTGAAGTAGAAAAGAAATATGAAATTTGGGATTTACTATCGATATCTAATGAAGAAATCAGTCACGATGAAAGAACTGAAATAAAACTCTGGTTGTTGGAAGTGGTAGACGAGATTTCATCAGAAATTGCAGTTTTTAACTCAGTTTGCGATCGATACAATTTCAATTCAAGAGCAATCGTCAAGGATGCAGAATCGAGAGAAAGGAATGATTAAATGCTTGTATATACGTTGCCAGAACTTGCTACTGAATATAGAACATCAAAAGAAAATATTTATATTCTTGAGTCACTGGGGCAGATTAAATCAATCCAGTTTAGCTCACAAAAAGTAGTAAGTAAGTTTGAGGCTGAAAGATTTCTAATTGAAAATGCAGGCAAGAAATTCGAAGAAGTAATTGCTGAAGAAAAGAAGCGTAGGAAGTTAGCATCCATTAGTCAAAATGTCGTTGAAATGAAGAAGGAGGCATAGAAATGAGAAATGATTTTGAATACATCACAACAGTTCCAGTCAAAGTAGCAAAACAGAAATCCGAATATAGAGCTGCAAAAGTTTTATTAACAGGAGCTATGCTCGGAACGATCTGTGTCGGTTACTGGCAAATATCATTAACTCTTTTACCCGTCTTACTTGGAGTAAATACGATTGGTAAAAAGGTGATGGGATTATGAAAAGACATAAAAAAAGACTTACTCGCCGGCAAGCAAAAGTAAGTCCCAAATCAATGTTTATCTAGGAGGATTATAACATGTTTGATTACGATATCGCAATGGCGGACCCAGAGTGTCATATTTTTGTGAATGTTCACATACCCAATGATGAAGATAATCCTGAAAATATGGAAGGGTGGGTTGAAGATGAGTAAATCTACACTGGACATGACCAGAACAGAATGGTTGATGGATCGTCAAAAAGGTATTGGTGGTTCTGATGTTGCTACGATTCTAGGATTGAATAAATGGAAAGCTCCATATCAACTATGGCTTGAAAAGACTGGTCAAATTGAAATTGAGGAATCGGACAGTGAACCAGCGTATTGGGGCAATGTACTAGAAGAAGTTGTAGCGAAAGAGTTTACCGAGCGAACTGGAAAAAAAGTTCGAAGACGGAATCAAGTTTTCGAACATCCCTTACATCCATTTCTTCGTGCAAATATTGATCGTGACGTAGTTGGAGAAAATGCGATTTTAGAATGTAAAACTGCAAATGCTTTTTTATCCAAAGAGTGGGATGGTAACGAGATTCCAATGAGTTACCTGTGTCAAATACAACATTATATGAATGTTTTGAATCGTGATTGGGCTTATGTAGCAGTATTAATCGGTGGTCAACGTTTCATTTGGAAGAAGGTCAATCGTGATCAAACCTTGATTGATATGATTACGGAACGATTAGTTGAATTCTGGGAAGTGAATGTTTTAAAAGGAATTGAACCAGCAATAGATGGCAGTGATGCAACTACCGATTTCCTTAAGGAACGATATTCAGAAGAAGGCGAAAATGAGATTACACTTTCAAGTACCTTTGATGAGCTGATTGAGACCAAGAAACAACTTAAGGATGATGAAGCTTTCATAAAAAAGAAAATTCAACAAATCGATAATCAGATTACATCGGAGTTAGGAAAACAAAATGCGGTAGTTGCTATTACTCCTAAATCAATAATTTCGTGGAAGTCATTTAATCGAAAAACGATTAATAAAGATCTTTTAGAAAAGAAGTATCCAGAAGTAGCCAATGATCATTCTATTTATAAAACATCTTGCTATAAAAAATTAGCAGTAAAGGAGATTAACTAACATGGCAACAAATGACACACTCAAGAATCAACTTACTGAACAAAAGACACAAGAAGTTGATGCTCAGTCACTGGGTTTTAAGTCTTTGATGGCTACACCGACAATGAAGAAGAAATTCCAAGATATTCTTCATGAAAAATCTGATTCTTTCATGGGATCTCTAATGACTTTAGTCGGCGGTGACAATTATTTAGCAAAAGCTGAACCAATGACAATTATTGCTTCTGCTCTAAAAGCAGCAACAATGGATTTGCCAATTGATAAAAATCTTGGTTACGCATATATTGTTCCGTTTAATCGAAGCGAAAAGAAAGGAAACAAGTGGATTACTCACAATGAGGCCCAGTTCATACTTGGGTACAAAGGCTACATTCAGTTAGCTCAACGCTCAGGGCAGTATAAAGCATTGAATGCACTTGAAGTTTATGAAGGCCAACTCGTTGATTGGAATCCATTAACAGAAGAATTCACTTTCGATTATAACGCAAAGAAATCAGATAAAGTCATTGGATATGTTGGTTACTTCGAACTGTTAAATGGTTTCAAAAAAACAGTCTATTGGACAAAACAAGAGATTGAGTCGCATCGCATCAAGAATGCGAAGGGGAAAGACAAAGAAAAACTGTCAGGTGCATGGGTTGATAACTACAATCAAATGGCAATTAAAACTGTGCTTCGAAATATGCTTTCTAAATGGGGAATACTATCTGTTGAAATGCAAACAGCCGTTACATCAGATGAAAAAGTATTCAGATTGGATGAAAACGATGATCTGATAGAAGAAACAAGACTGAGCGAGGTGGAACCAATAGAAACAGAGCGTAAGGAAGCAGAAAAAATATCCCCTGATGAAACAGAAAGTAAAGAGCAGACTGGACTTTTTGATGAGAAGGAAGATTCAACAAATAAAGACGATGATTTTCCATTTTAGTTAGAGGGAGATAATTCTCCCTTCTACAGTAGGAGGTGAAGCTGTGGCAAGACCAACAAAGAGCGGTCTTGATTATTTCCCTCTTGATGTTGACATTTTTGAAGATGAAAAGATAGAAGCTATTGCTGGGGAGTTTGGCATTAAAGGTGAGTTAGCGGTAATCAAGCTGTTATGCGCGGTATACAAAAAGGGATACTTCGTTGTATGGAATGACTTAACGAGAGCAACACTTTTAAAACGCCTGCCTGGAGTAAGTAAGGAATTGTTAGAGCAAATAGTCATCCGCTTAGTTACATGGGGATTCTTTGATGAGGACCTGTTTAACTCGGCTAAGGTCTTGACAAGCGAAAACATCCAAGCGAGATATCTTGAAGCGACAAAAAGAAGGAAACCGACAAAACCACTTAAATATCTGATTAATGCTAACAATAACTCGCAAGCAGAAGGAGTTAATGTGAACATTAATCCCCAAAGTAAAGGAAACAAAACTAAAGTAAATAATATTAATGCTTCTGTATCTAGTAATACTAAAGATTCAGAAGAGAGTGCTGTGCGTTATTGGCTCAATCAAGTAAATCCAGCAGAAGCACCATTCATTACTCAATCCATTCAGCATTGGGTAAATGATTTTGATGGCCAAGATGAAATTGTGATTCTTGCGATTGATGACATGCTTAAGCATGGAGCACGCAATTACAATTATTTGGACAGGATACTGAAGAGTTGGGGAGAAAATAAAATAGACACTGTTGAAAAAGCAAGAAATCACTTAAACGGACATTATTCCCGAAACTCGAATACTCAAAAACGGAGCAATGAATGGAACGCCAAAAGACTATGGGATCACTGGTGGGCAGAAATGATGAGTGGGAATGCTTCTCTAGACTATTTTGCTGAGAAGTATGGTAGCCGAGGGATTACTGAAACGGAAATAGAAATACTAAGAAAAGAAATAGTAAAGCGAGGTATGGAAGATGCGATTTCTCGAAATCATTAGCAAATTAGGCGAAACAACGAGCAACGAGGATGAGAAAGAATTATTACGTTCGTATTATGAACGTTTAAGAAAGATGGTTCGATTTGATTGTTCTCATGAAGAAATCGAACACCGCTTCTGCCTAATGATCACTTGCTATATTCTTCGATACGTCACTAAACAAGTAGATTACAGCAAGACGAATGCCGATTACTATCTCACATTTCTCACGAGTCGAATGAATGTTGAGGTGTCTGCATGAGGTATCAATCAAGATCGAAATACGGTAACAAAAAAGTATATCGCTATGATCGTTGGTTTGATTCGATTGCTGAGGCGGATTATTATCCAATCGCCGTTGCGTATGCAAGAAAACATGAATATGAACTAAAACTTCAGGAACGATTGGATATTCTTCCAACGCTGAAAATCAATTCATGGACAATCAAAAAAACACAGTATGTGGCCGATTATGCGTTCTACGATCAAGGAAAGCTTGTTCGACTTGTTGATGTCAAAGGCATGGAAACGAAAGATTTTCGGCTGAAAGCGAAGATTGTCGCCAGCGAACTGGGAATTGTAATTGAACTGGCAAAAAAACAAAGCGGCAGATTCGTTCACTATCCCTTTAATATGCCTATATCCAAAAGAAAAGAGGTTCGAGAATGAGACAGATAAAGCGGCAGCGGTTAGAAATAGTGTTGCTATTCATTGATGACTTTATTACGAAAAAGGGATATCCACCAACGATTCGTCAGATATCAAAAAATACAGGCATCCCCTCAACATCATCAGTCAGTTCATATTTATGGCAATTGAAAGCCATGAACTTGTTAAATATCGAACCGGGAGCAGTGAGAACCATTCGAATGACTGAGAGCGGCGTGGACCGTGTAAGGGAGTTGAGATTACGTGACAATGACTGACAAAGAACGATTTCGAATGTTGATGGCTCATCCAAATTACTGGTATGACGAAGATATCAAACGTGAAGCAGAAAAACTCGGCAATAAAATATGGCGAGAATTGCCAAAACATCCAAAGAAAAAAATTGAAGTGAGTTTCAATAACCGGATTGTACTGGTTGGAACTGAGGATGAATTAGGACAGCGATCCACTTTGTCACCAGTAACCATTCGAAATCTAGCAAGGAACAACGGAACTGATAGATTTGGGAAGTCATATCGATATCTGGAGGTATGAACATGAAAATGTGGGAACGGAAAAGAATTGATCGTCAAGTAAGAATATTTGTACAGGCAATGCCAAAAGAATACTCGAATCAAGCGCCGAAAGAACAAATTATCAGTGAAATACTAGCAGCGAATGAATGGTTTGTTAGCATTTCAAAACCCATGGAAATTATACGTGAAGAAGTTGAAAAACAATTTGATATGTATGTGAGCTGACCTTTGGAAGGGTGGTAATCATGGAATTGAAAGAACAGTTTATTAATGCTGTTGTCAGGAACATGGAACCCGAACTTGAAGCAAGCCAACTAAAGAAATTGAAAATTGTACTGACTATAAACCTAAATCATTTAAGTGTAGAGAAGGAAAGCCGAGATTTGGTCATATACGACGAATCGAGCGATATTGCTGCATACAAGCAATATTTTGTGAGTATGAAACTCCGCGGTTTAGCTCAAGGAACTATCGAGTTAGCTATGCGGACTATTGATCGGTTTAATCGTTGGGCGAAAAAGCCATACTCAGATATAACTACGCAAGATATTAGACTTTATATCGCTCAAAGAGACATGGTTGATCATTTATCATCTGCGACTTTGGATCGCGAAAGAGGAGCTATCTGTAGATTTTTCAAATGGTTGTTCGAGGAAGAGTATATTGCACGCGATCCAGGGCGACGTGTTGAAAAAATCAAGGTAGAGAAAAGGCTGAAAAAAGCCTTCACACCAGTAGAAATCGAATTAATGAGAAATGCATGCATTAAACCAAAGCAGAAAGTGACGCTAGAACTCTTACTATCGACCGGCTGCCGTGTGACTGAGTTAACTCAGTTAGCAATGGAAAACTACGATCAGGATCATGGATCAATTACAGTCATTGGAAAAGGTGACAAAGAAAGAGTCGTTTTTGTCAATGCAAGATCGAAGGTCGCAATCGATAATTATCTTCTGCTTAAGCCGCACGAAAAGGGACCGATAATCTGCGGATTGAAGGGACCAGGAACAGCAATGAGTGCAAATGGCATTCAAAAAATGATCAAAGAGATTGCTGGACGAGCATGCGTAACAAAGGCGCATCCGCACAAATTCCGGCGCACATCAGCAACATTAGCATTAAAGCGTGGAATGAGCTTGAATGATGTAAGGCGATTTTTGGGTCACACGAGCGTTGACACGACGCTTCAGTATATAGACACAACAGGATCAGACCTGAAACTAGAACATGAGAAATATGTTGCTTAGGAGATTGTTCAAATGAAAATAGTTTATATAAGTGTCATTTATTTAATTGCAGTACTTGCGAATCGCTATATGAGGAAAAAAGAATACTACTGGTATACGCCTTATTCAATTATTGTGTGTTTAGTATTTACGGTATACCTATTATTTTGTGTATGAACTGGGGCTATCATGGAGGGAAAAATATGGAAAATTATGATTTAAACATTCACTGGGGAATTAAAACTATTAAAGTCACTTTTCAAATAGGGAAATACAAAGGATATGTAACTTATCGTGTCAAGGGCAATACTAAGGGCGCAAGTCTATTAAGAGTTGATGCTGACGATTTGTATGATATGACATTTGTAGACAATAATGCACAACTCAAAGACCTTGGAGATGAGTGGTACAGCATGGTATTAAAAGGTGAACATGGCGAAGAACTAATAGATGAAGGTGAATGGGACGACTTATCAGATTACATTGTTGCCGTAGAAATCATTGACATGGTTTCAGAAGAAGATTGGTCAACTAACGACCACCATCAAGGAGGTTTTAGGAATGGAAAATACATTTGATTATCTGATCGGAAAAAGCATAACTGGTTTGGAAGTAAAGTCTGATTATGAACAGTATTTATTAATCAACGATGGATCAAAGCTGCAAATCACTTGTGCGGAATATGTCGACTGTTGCGGATATAACGATATTGAAGTGACTATCCCAGACGGGTTTGATTTTAATGATAATGTGATAACCAAGATTGATTTTGAAGAGGATGAAGAAGGCTGGGGTGAATGTGGTTCAGTAAAACTCGGTATCTTCGCTAACGATAAAAACATTACTGTTGAAGGGTCATACGGCAGCGGATCTGGCTGGGGATACGGACAATTCGTTGAGATAGAAGTAATTAAGCCTAGTGAGGAGGACGGCGAATGAACATTGAGCACACAGCTTTAGATGAAAAGGGATTTTTGGAAAAGAGTATCAGTATTAAAAAAATGAATAATGGGAATTACTGTGTAACGGCTTATGAATTGCCTTCTGGGAAGAAGAAAGAACGAGCCATATCAATGGAGTACACTCAAAACGGAATCAACGCGCTACTAGGCGGAATGATGGCAGCAACAGGTAACTCAATAGTTTTACCTGGTAGCAATCAAAAGCTACAGTAACCACCCGAATCAATGAAAGAATGAATGAAATGAATACTATTGATGAAAAGAAAAATGCATATTTGAAAAAGTTTGATCGAGAAAATAATCTATCTGAATTGGGCTGGGGTGAGTCAAAAAATCATGGCTAAAAAAGTACAAATTATTGAAACGATTGTTTGTGATATTTGTGGGAAACCCGCTCATGGAGAATACAACTCAATTACTTATTGCAATGGTGATATTGTAGCAGAAATGTCTTGTCCTCATGATTTATGTTATGAGTACATGGAAGAATGGCAATATCTTTGTGAGGCTCAAGCTGTGGAAAGATACGACTCACTTAGTGAAGAAAAGAAGGAACGGTACCTTCATGAATTTAAGCAAGAGTTGAACACTTTCAAAAATGGAAATAGTTGAGTGGTATTTTCCAAATCGGAAACAACCACTAACTCAGCCTATCAAATAGAAAAGAGGTATGAAATGAATAAACAAGAAAAAGAAAAACTCATTTCTTTTATCGAAAAAGAAAAAGAGAATATAACTTTAAAGCATGGTAAATACAGCCAGACACATTTTGGGTTCATTTGGGGAACAAAATTAATCGAGTTCATTGAACAACTAGACGAACCGCAGAAAGTCAAAGTGCCAGAGTTCGTGGTTGAGTGGTTCAAAGAAAATAAGCACAACTTAAATTTTGCAATATATGAACTGTGCGAAGCTGGTAAAGTGCCAGTTGATTTATATGAAGGACTGACTGATTTCGAACGATGGTTTTATCTAAATCATGATATTGATACTCTGATTCGAATGCAAGACGGCTACGAGGTCGAGGAAGAGCCAAAGTATCAAGTTAAGTTGAAGTTTGGTAGACAATATCTATCGAAAAATGCTGATGGAAATATGCTTGATTTTTACTCATGCATGGTATTTCCTCCAAGCTTCTCAAAAAAAGAACTTGAATCAATTGAGGATGGAGCATTTTACAAAGCCGATGGCGACAAAGAATGGATAAATCCAATTATTGAACTTGTACCAGTCGAGAAAGTGTAGGTGTGAAAATGAAATTACTCAAATATTTAGACGCCGAGGCGGATAAACTGCATGAAGAGAATTTTTCCAGTAGTGATGAATTTAGAACGGTGAACCACAGTTTTGTAGAAGGTTTCAACTACGCTTTAGCTATCGTTCAAGGGTTTAAGATTGAACTCAACAAAAACCAGCAGATCGTGTTGGAGTGGTTAGAAGCTTATGCAGATAAGGATAGTGGTGATTGGCCTATGCAAACAATTTTTTATATGTGGGATTGTATTAGAAGCGATAGGTTGGTCGGAGAGGAATTGTCAGCTCTCAGAAAATTGACTAGGATCGAACAATTTGAAGTCCTAGCAGCCTTCGCGGAATGGGGAATGAAAGAGGTGGCGGAATGATACTAAAAGAAGATTTGAAATTGGAAGATGAACTAGGACGAGGAGGACAACACGTTAAATGTGACAACCCTAATTGCCCTAACGCATATCATTACATGAAAGAGACCTCTTACTCAATACTAAATCAGAATAGAGAAGACGGACTGATTATTGATCTGAGTTTTTGTTCTCTCGAATGTCTGCTAGCGATTGATCCGATTAAAGAGCAATTTGGTGTAGAGGTTTCAGAATGATAAGCATAGAGAAATTTACTGCGATATGTTTTTTTGGATTTTTCTTATGGATATTAATTATGACTGTCATTGACTACATCAAATTTTACAGGAAATGAAGATCCGGTAACCGAAGCAATAGAGGAGAAACGAGGTGCTATGTTGCAAGCAATCTTTACATTGCGTAGAAAAGGTTTTAACAAAAAAATCAAAGTTGGAGAAATTTTTAACTATAAAGATGAAAAATATATTTTGACACACATTGTTGAAATTAAACATTTTTATAGTAGTTCCGCGCGGATGGAAGTGAAAGGCGTAGCCCAGCTAGTTGGTGGTAAATCCGATTTTAGCCAATATGAAAGAACAAGTGAATTTGTAAGAAAATACCCCAAAGGTGAGTTCACAGAAGAAAATCCACTCTACAGGGTTGGAGACATTTTTGTATTTGATGGAATTTGCGGTGAAATAACGAATCTTGAATCAATTGAGTTTGAGTTCGTTGACTTAGTAGTTACCTATCATTCAAGATTGTTCCGGCCGTGGAGTGACGAGGAAATGAGTCAAGCGGTCAAAGAGGATCGACTATCAAAGTTTAAAGTAATAGGTTAACAAAGCTATTACCATACAAAAAGACTGCCGCGGTATGAAACGGCAGTCTATGGCTAGGTGGGGAAGCATGTTTACCTAGCTGCGCACAATTGGTGTCTTCTCAAAAGACACTAAAAGCGTAACAAGTAACCGTTTTAGTTTCAAGCGCGAACGGTAGTTAAGAAGAAATAAGTTATAAATAATTTGTAACAAAAAAAGACCGCTGGGGATTGGTCAGCGGTCGTGAGCTGATTAAAATATGCTTTTAACCCGATTGAAAAAAGGAGGGGCCAGCTCATCACTATTGTACAACAAATTAGAAATGGAAGTGAGTAATATGATACCGAAGTTTAAAGCCTGGGATAAATACCACGAGATGATGGTTAGTATCATATCCTTTGATTTTGAAAATAAGATAGCATACGTCGAGCAGGAAAACGGTGATCGCTATGACATTCATTTCGATAACCTAATATTCCTTCAATCAACAGGCCTGAAAGACAAAAACGGCGTTGAGATATTTGAGGGGGATATTGTGAAGATTATTGGAGACGTATTGGACGACGATATGTCAGTAATCAGATTCACAGAAGGCGGTTTTTATCTTGATTATAAAAATCTAGATACTGAATTTGAATTATTATATAGCATTGATTTACCGATTGAAATCATAGGCAACATCTACGAAGATAAAGAGTTGTTGGAGGTGGAAGGATGAAACTAAAAGATCTAATTGAGCAACATACTTTAAAAGTTGTTTTATGCGGCCACTGCGAATGTGGAGAACGTAAGTATGATTTGATCACAGATCAGAATCTAGCTTATCCACCAATTCATGAATCGACTATTTTAGAAGTTAAGCCAGAGTTGTTGGAGGTGGAATAGCTGATGGGAGCACTAACGATTTATGAAATAAAGAACAAAATCGAGGATACATTTCCTGAACTAGTTTTAGGTTGGAATATAGAAACAGGGAAGCCTCAAATAATTAGCAAGAATCATTGGTGTGTCATTGCTTATACTTACCATCAAAAATGGATTTTGAAAGCAGGTATAAGCGACTACTCTATTCATATTGCTGCGATCATAAGCTTATTAGAACAATGGGACGGAAGGATAGAATAGATCCGGCAACGTCGCCAACTGCATAGAAAAAGGCAACCAGTGGTCGGTTGCCAGTGAGCTAGTTGAAATATGCTTGCGCCCATTGAAGGAAAAGCCCAGCTCACAACGATTATATCACAAAAAAACACCAAGCTTTCGCTCAGTGCTAAACGTTATCTAGTCAATAACATTATAGCACAAGGAGCGGATGGCATGATAGCGCTATTGAGAGAAGTCGATTTTTATCAAACTAAATGTAATGCAAGAAAAATATTGAAAAATTATCGTAAGTGGGTACGTATAGCGGGAAAGTCAATGATAGATATTAAATCACCAGTCATGTCAGACATGCCAAAAGGCGATAGATGGGGGAACAAGGCGGAAGACGGAATGATCCAATTTATGGAAGCTGAAGCTGAAAGAGATGCTATTTTAGCAGCTTTGATGTCTTTGGGAATAACAAGTCGTCAAGTTCTCTATTACCGCTACTGTGCACCTGATGGTTATTCTAATTATAAAATCGGCCGTGAAATTGGCTACTCTGAGCGCAGCGTTGAAAGACTAATGTCAGAAGCTCTAATTGAATTTGCTGAAGCTTATAAAAAAGGCAGATTGATCGCATATCGTTGAACAATTATTTTGGCGGTTTTTTGCGGGATATTTGGCGGTTTAATCACGTTTTTCTGCTATATACTATTATTATCAAATTAGTATATTTACAGCTAGTCAGACGAACATCATAAACAGGACAACCGCTGAAAAGTGGAGTAAATGAACAACCATCTGAACTAGCTGTTGATATAAAAAATATCCCCTAAAATTAGGGGATACCGATTACTTTTCCTTGAACAAAGTAACAAGCACTACGATTGCTGTTATGAGTTCAAAAGTATCTTTGATTAGTACAATCAATTTGTTTCGGCCTCCTTTTAAATATAAAGAGAACGATCAAAAGATTTTAGACTACTCACAGATTGATTGTACCACGGGTAGAGTATCTATAGTACTTTTTTGGACTACTCACAATAATCCAGAAAAGAAGGAGGTGAACAGCTCCTTTCTCGGTTTCTACAATCTTAGGCGGCACAATTAAAAAAATAAAGAAGGAAGTGAATAGCTCCTCTTCCTTTAAAGTTCATGTGCCGTCTTTATGTCACTGTGGCGGAAAGGGTAGACGCTATAAATGGGTAGAAGTGATAGACCTGCCCTGATGTATGGCTATCAAAACAGTGCAAGGTTCGAATCCTTGCCAGTGACTTAGACGTGTAGCTCAGTTGGTAACCTCGTTTCACGTCAATAGCAACCGAGGATAGGTGGAGTTGTGGAGAGCGAAAGCTCGTGTAGGTTGCTTAATACATATTTGGTTAGATGGTCGGAGTTAGTAATTAAACTAATTCCACGATGACTGGGATAGAATCGGTAACCCTGTCTATCCAATACATATACAAGATCGCTTCGGTGGTCTTTTTTATTTTGAGGAGGAATTGAAATGTTTGTGTCCTTGATTAAAAATGGTTGGTCTGAAGCTAATCTATCCTTTGAAAGTCAATTTTGCTATACTTATAAGAAAAAAGCACTGGGGGAAAGCGAAATAATGGATCCGAATATCGTAGACTTGAGTATTAGATTAGCAGAGGTTGGTGCCAAAAATACTGCAAGTTCAATTTCTGCTACAATAAGGGCACTGAAGGCAGACAGGGATAAAACTAAGACGATAGCAGGAATGAATGAGCTTATTTATTCGTTGCTAGATGAGAAACAAGAATTAGAGGGAATTGCTAAATCTTATGAAGAAGAATTAGTTGCTCAGAAATTAACGGAATCGGATTTGGAGTACGTAGTAAATACTGTGATTCCTGTTTTTAAAGAATTTTTTGAAAGATTATCTATAAACGAGGATGAAGAGGGTCAAAAAAAATCGTCTGAGGCGATTCAAAATCTCGAAGCCTTAGAACCATTATTATCTTTGAATACTTTGACTGTACTTCAAACTCTGGGTTTTAATTATAAAAAAGGCATAGGAGAACCTCTGACAGATTTAACTAGAAATACAATAAGTGGAAAAAACAAAGAAAATCAAACACGACTAAATGAGTTAGCTTATGAGAGAGAAATAGAATATTTTAAATTGATGCAAGACGAAGAAGCCTTTGAAAGGTTTATGAGTTTGCGAAACTAAAAGAGGATCACTCATTGAGTGGTCTTTTTATTTTGTCGATATTGGAGGGAAAGAGATGCCTGTTTTAGAAAATGCTAGACAAGAAAAGTTCGTTCAATGCCTAATTTCAGGCATGACACAAAGGAAATCTTATAGAGAAGCGTTCGCATCTTCTAAACGATGGAAAGATGCTACTGTAGATAATAAAGCTAGCGCATTGTTCAAAGAAAATGAGGTTTTGGCTAGGTATAAGGAACTTCAAGAAGAAGCTCAAGACGAGGCTATTATGACCCGAAAAGAACGTATGGTGAAGCTTTCTGAGATTGCTAATGATGATGAGTATCCAGGTGATCAGATTCGAGCAATTGATACTTTAAACAAAATGGATGGGATATACACTAAAAAATTAGAGTTATCCGGTGAAGTAAAAGCAAAAAATCCATATGCTGAACTAAGCACTGACGAATTGAGGCGATTAGCCTATGAACAAGATGGTTGATCTTGAGACAATTAGAAAAGAATCACTAAAGGAGTTAGCGAGGAGAAATTTCGCTGACTTCTTTTTCTATACCCATGGGTGCACATTTAAGCCATTACGACACCAGTTATATATCTCACCTTATTTGGATCGTATAGCAAATAGAGAACGGTTGTTTATCATCGTAGAGTTACCACCACAACATGGTAAATCAACTTTTATTACAGAGACTTTCCCAGCTTATTTTTTATGCAAGAATCCGGATAAACTGGCGATGGTTGTTTCGTATTCAGAGGAACTCTACAAAAAGTTCGGACGAAAAAACCGAGAAAAATTTCGTTTATACAGTGATAAACTATTCGATTTGAAACTAAGTTCTGAGACAGCGAGTGTTTCTGAATGGGGGATTGATGGTCATCTCGGACAACTGTATTGTACTTCAATATTAGGGGGTGCGACAGGTCGCGGAACTGATTTGTTAATTGTTGATGACCCTGTAAAAAATCGTGCTGAGGCAGAAAGTAAAACGATACGCGATAAAATCTATGCCGAATGGCAAGACACGTTCTTTTCTCGTTTATCAGCAAATGGATCAGTAATCATCATAATGACTCGCTGGCACGAGGACGATCTCGCAGGAAGATTGTTGAGAGAAAAACGTCTTCCCTGGATCGAAATCAAGATACCTGCGATTGCTGAAGAAAACGACTTGCTTGGTCGCGAGGTCGGGGAGGCATTAGCGCCTGAAATCGGCAAAGATGAAAAATGGGCAGAGCAAACAAAAGCTGTCACTGGTTCAAGAGGTTGGGCTTCATTGTATCAACAGAGACCCACCCCAGCTGGCGGCGACATCTTCAAACGATCTTGGGCGAAGTATTATGTACCATCGATTGAAATGAAAGTACGATTAGGACTAGGCGATGATGTAAAAGTCATGCCTAGTTCTTTTTCTCAACAAGCTCAATCGTGGGATTGTACTTTTAAAGACAAGAATACTTCTGACTTTGTTGCCGGCCATGTATGGGCAAGAGATGAAGCAGATTACTATTTATTGGATCGACACCATCAACGAATGGGTATCGTTGAGACTATGAAGGCCATTCAGTCTATGGCTAATCGTTGGCCTGATGCAAAAGCAAAATATGTTGAGGATAAAGCAAATGGTTCTGCCGTCATTGAAATGCTACAGAAAAAGATACCTGGAATGGTTGCAGTGAATCCGCAAGGTGGGAAAGAAGTCAGAGCTCAGGCTGTGGCGCCGTTTTGGGAATCGGGTAATGTCTATGTACCACATCCGCTTTGGAAACCATGGGTGGATGAAGTTCTAGATGAATTAGAAGCTTTTCCAAACGGAGCAAACGATGATGATGTTGATGCAATGTCTCAAGCTCTAGTTAAAATGGATACGAAACCAACAAAAAAACGAAGAACAAATAGAAAAACAGCATTTTAGGAGGTGGATTATGACATCGAGAATTATTAGCGGCGGTAAAAGTGGGAATGTTCCAATAAAAAAACAAGATATCAAGATTCAGAAAAAGAGAAGGCTGACATATAAAATGTCTGGTGGCAGAGAACAAATTAGAGATTTAACTTTGTTGAATCCGCCGTACGACTTGTCTGTACTACGTTCGATCACTGATCTATCAGATATTCTAAATCAGTCTATTGAAGCATACAAAACAAACGTAGTTGGCTTCGGAATGGGGATTCGATACAAAGTCGAGGACTTGGAAGAAACACCTGAAATGAAAGCCGAATGGAATCATCTTGAATTATTGGTGAAAGAACTTTGCTACGAAAGACCTGCTAAAGAAGTAATTGAAGAAGTCATTCGTCACGTGGAAGAATGCGGTAATGGATTTTTAGAGGTAATTCGAAACGGTAAAGGCGAGGTCGTTGGTATTGATTCGATTAAGCCAGAGTACATGTCCGTTACAAAACTGAATAGAGTGGTAAACGAAAACGGACAGGATATCAAAGTCCGTTATTTTTGTTTTCGAGATCCACTAATGGACTCTGGAGTCGAGAGTGGCACTTGGTACAAGACCTTTGGTGATCCAACACCGTTAAATGTGAATAGTTCGGTCGGAAAAGAGGGTGCAGGAACTGCAACTGAAGTCATTCATCTTAAGAACGGTGACTTCCAAGACCCATATGGCATTCCCCGTTGGATTGGCGCGTTGATAAAGGTGATTGGCAATCGAAAAGCGGATGAATTAAATTATCGATATTTTACGCAAGGTCGGCATATTCCACTAGCAATTACATTAGAAAATGCGCAATTGACAGCTGAATCAGAAGCGACACTTCAATCCTATGCGAATGCAATAGGTGGAGAGGAAAATCAGCACAAGTTTCTTTTACTAGAAGCTGAGAAAGTAACACCAGCTGATGCGATGCTTGGCGAAGATGATAAATATAAGCCAGCCATCCGAATTGAGAAGTTAGCTGATATTTTACAGAAGGACGCGTTGTTTCTTGAATATGACAAAAATGTGATTGATTCTATATTAGGATCATTTAGACTGCCCCCAATCTATGTTGCAAGATCAAGTGATTATACTCGTGCTACAGCTGAGACGGCTAAAGAATTAACTGAAGAGCAAGTTTTTCAGCCTTTACGTGAATCCTATGAGGCTAGAATGAACTCCCTGTTTCGAGAATATGAATTCCAATATGTAGAAATCTTCTTTAAGACTTCAAACATTGTCAAAATGGATGACATCAAAGCGATTCTTGAGCCCGCTATTGAGGCAAAAGCAGTTGCTCCGAATGATTTACGAGATGTTGTCGGTAAGGTCTTAAACAAGCCGCTAGAGCCGTTTGACGGTGATGAATACAACAAACCAATCATTACAAATAGCCAAGGAAATGCAATTAACTCTCTTACAGGAGAGGTTGATCTCGAAAAAGCTTACGGTAAGTCTGAAACAAGTGAACTAGCAGCAACTTTGCGACGCTTGATTAAAGAGGTGAGGTCCTAAGATGGATGATTCTCAAATGATAGAGTTGGCTTTTCTTATCAAAGAAGAAGAGGACAAGGAACTACAGAAGTTACTGGAAAATGCAGAGTATCAGTTTATTGATTTACTCATGAAATACATTCTGTTGATAGAAACTAAGATCGAAGATGCCTTTCAGACGGAATACGAGGAACTGCAAAATATAGTTGATAAGCTGATCCAGAAATTCAAGAAGAAGCCGCCAACCGAAAAACAACTAAAGCGAGCAATGAAGAAGCGCTCTTTTGATTCGACGATGACAAATGACATCGTTCCTGAATTAGAAGCGGCGTTTTTTGCGTTACTAGAAGCATTCAAAAAGCAATACGGCAGTGAGTTACCTTTTGATGCAAACTCAGAAGCCTATAAAGAACTGAAAAATTGGTTAAAGGATTTGCCCAATGAACTGCGTGAAACAACGGAAAGCGCGGTTAGTCGTGAACTCGATAAATATTACGAAAAAGACGACGAGGAGAAAAAGGAAGGTATTTCTTTAGCGGAACTGGCAGTTTTCGGATATGTCCGCGCTCGATTGATCGCCATCCTTGAAATAACTCGGATGTATAGCGGTTCTCAATACGAAGCGATGATGCTAAACCGTCATGTGATTGGAAGTACGTGGCGGCATGCTGATGGTGTTAAGGAGCCACGATCGGCACATGTATCCGCTGATGGAATGACGGCGGCCAAAGGGGAGTTTTTCTATATCAATGGCACATTCATTCGATATCCGCGTGATCCATTAGCGCCAATTAAGGAAACCATCTATTGTCACTGTTGGCTTGATCCGATTTTCGATCGTTCAAAAAATGAAATTGAATATGAGATTGAAAAACCGCCAGTAGATTAAAGGAGTGAAAGATATGGAAAACCAAGAAAACTGTAGTAACTTTCGACAGATGACGTTAACTAGCTTGTTATTACTGTTCCATAAGACTCATTTGAATTTACTTGATTATGAGAGAAAGCCTCCTGATGAATCGAATAAAGAAGACGATCGGCAGTCTTTGCCAGAAAGGACAGGTGATCCGGCTTGAAGCCATATCTAATGAATCGAGAACAGCGAAAGGTGGTGATAAAATGCGAAAACTAGAAAATGTAAAAGTAACACACGTGTCTTACGTTGACAAAGCGGCGAATAAGAAATCATTTTTCCTGACAAAAGCGGAAGGCGAGCCGACATTTGAAACGGCTGTTAAGCTTGTGACGAAAGCTGACGATCCGCAAAAGCTTGTATATGGTGTTGTTTATGAACCTGAAACAGAAGATGCTCACGGCGACTACATGGATGCTGAGACAATTGAAAAAGCGGCACATATCTTTATGGAAGACTACCAGCAAATTGATAAGCAGCATGATTTTACCACTAGTGCTGGAAAAGTTGTGGAAAGCTATGTTGCGCCTGTCGATATGACAATTGAAGACACAACGATCAGTAAGGGAACATGGGTCCTCGTAACAAAAGCGACAGACGAAATGTGGGAAGATATTCAAAAAGGTGAGTTCACTGGATACTCACTTGCTGGCACTGCAGAGGTTGAAGAAGTCAAAAAACAGACGACCAATAATTTCAATCGAAGGAAGACTTTCCGAGATGTGAACGCGGCTATCGAAGCTTTCCAATCTGCTGCATGGTCCATTTTAGATAACTATTCAGCGAACGATGCTGAGAAACTATCAGAAATCCAAGACGAAGTTAATGAATTGTCTGTTTTACTAGGAACGATTCAAACAACTAAATCAGTAACAAAACAGGGCGTGGTCAATGGGATCAAGTCCTTTTTTAGTACTAAAAAATCGAAGGGGGAACACGAAATGACAGAAGAAGAATTAAAAAAAGCTTTAGGAGAAGCGTTAACACCAATCTCCGAACGCTTAGAAAAGTTAGAAAATCCGAAGTCTGGCGATGATGACGAATTAACAGATGAGGAAAAGAAGAAAAAAGAAGAGGAAGCGGCGGCTGCAAAGAAAAAGGTGAAAAAAGAAGCATTCACTGCTGAAGACATCACTAAAGCAGTTCAAGAAGCGGTAGCTCCTTTGAATGAAAAGGTTGAAGCGCTTGAAAAAGCTCGTTTCAGTAACAATCAAGAACAAAATTACACAACAGAAGTAGCGAAATCAGAGGTTCCATCTTATGTGGACGCTGTTTTCCCTGTTTCTGAATAAGGGAGGAAAAACCAAATGGTAAATGTATTATCGAATGAAACTATTTTAAAACAAATGGCTGCGATTCAAAAGGCAGGAAACAACGTAACATTGCGTGATGACAACGCACGAGCATTTGTCCTTGATGCCATTGCTTCTAGTGCAACATTGCAGAAATTAAATGTCTATTTTGCAAACTCTGGTACTGGATCAATTGACAAATTGGGTGTGAAACGTCGGACTCTCAAAGCTCACAAAGGCACATTGACTGAACCGACTGGAACAGATATCGCTGAAGAAAGCGAAGTTAAATTCCATCTGTCACCATTGTATCTAGATACTTGGATTGAAAATAGCAATACGTTCTATACTGCTCGCACGCGCGGTCAAGATGTACGTCAGGCGTTGCTTTCTTTAATGCAACAACAGTTTGCAGCCGATACGCAAGATCTTGCTTACAATGGTGATGAATCTGATACTGACGCATTCTTGAAGTTAAATGATGGTTTTATTAAGCAAGCAAAAGCGAATGCCGCAGTGAAACACAGCTTCACTAAACTACCAAAAATTACTACCTTGACTAAAGTTATCGGTGAGTTTCAAGACAAATACATCAATAGTACCTTTGTTTGGCATATGTCGCGCTCAACAAATGCTCATTATGTTGCTGAAATTCAAAATCGTCAAACAAATCTTGGTGATGCGACTATTACTGATGGAAAAGTAACTATGATTTCAGGATATCCAGTCGAAATTGTCGATGGAATGAAAAATGGAGTTATTCTCTTCACGCCATTCGCGAATTTAACGACCGTATGGGGATTGAATGTTACTTTTACCACTGCTGCTCAAGACTCCGTTGCGGTAGCTAAACAATCAACTTATCACTTCATGCTTGAAGATATTGATTTCGTTATTCGAGAAAACAACATGCTCGGATACATTGATAGTTCGGGTACCGAAGATGAGGATACGTTCATTCCAGCTGGTTAAGAAAGGATGACAATGAATGCCACGTTATAAAGTGAATAAAGTATTTCAGGATGCCCGCACGAATGAGATTTATAGTGCGGGTCTTGTTATAACCCTGAAGGAAGATCGGGCAAAAGAAATTATCAAGAAGCTTGGGGCAGATTATTTAGAGATCGTTCCAAAAGACGAAGGTCAGATTAAAGATTTTGTTCAAGTTGCAGTTGATGAAGCAACAGCTCCTTTGCTAGATCAGATCAAAGCGCTTGAAACAGAATTAGCCAAAAAGACCACGAAGAAGTCAAAAAAAGCAGCAGAAAAGTAGGTGAGCGGTATGACTCAACCTTATGTTGACGAAAAGTATTACGAAGAAGTATTCGAGGGAACACCTGTCGAAAATGACAAGTTCTCTCGATTTTTTAAACGTACAACTGAAATAGTTGACGCGTTGACAGAGTATCAGATTCTCAAAATAGGGTTAGATAAGTTTTCTGAGGATGTTCAAGAACTGATCAAGAAAGCATGTTGCGCTCAAATCGAATATTACCAAGTTGAAGGTATTGATGTAGATGTAACAGGAACACCCAAAAGCTCGCTAAGTTACTCCATTGGAGACTACAGCCGATCTGCAAGTGGTGGATCTACTAGCCGACAAGCTGGGAGAGTCGCGCCTTCTTGCTTAATGTTTTTGGAAGGAACTGGACTCCTACGAAAAAGGAGCGTGAGAATCGGTGTTATTTGATGATTTACTGATTCATACATGCGACCTGACATTGCCTGGAAAAAAGTATGTTGGTGAGGATAAATGGGGACGCCCTATCTATGAAAAAAATGACCCCGAAACCGTCAAATGCCGATACATGACTAAAAATGTCTATGTAAGAGATTCGTCTGGTGCCGATCGAGTAATAGAAATGAGTTTACATCTAACACCCGATACAGCTGTTGATCCGCAAATGACTGTTGAAAATATCAAGGATGACAAAGGAAACCTGCTCACGACAGCAAAACTTGAAGTAGACTCTATCACACCTCATCATGATGACCGCACGCTTCATCATTACAAAGTTTTCTTAAAGGGCGCTGAGTAGCATGAAGAAGAAAATGCAGTACAAGTCGAAATTTGCAGCAGTATCGATTTCACTTGATTCCGAGACACTCGGCGGTTCAGGATCGATGAAAGAGGCTAGAAAAGCTTTAGTATCTGAAATGGCGAAAGAGTGGGCGAAGAGTGCGAAAGAAGTAACGTCTGCTGACAATCACATTGATACTGCAGCGTACATTAACTCGCTCGGATTCATTACTCATTATTTGGGTCCAAGCGGTTCCGCTGTTGGTCCGATCATTAATGAATGGGAAGAAACAGGAACTAAAACGACTCTCAAGACTGGTTCAGGTGTGCCATATGCGATTTATCTCGAAGGTCGTTACAACATTTACGCAAGAGGGCTTGAAAACGGCATGGATCGGATGATCAGTTCTGGTATGGCTGCGATGAAGAAAGTTTTACGAACATAGAAAGGAGTAGCTCGATGGATTTTGTTGATGCTTCAAGCAGTATTCGGGAATTCCTGAAGGCTGCTTTTTTTGATGGCTTCGAATCATTCAGAATATGGAAAATTGAAGCCACAGCACCACTTCCCTGTCTTCTAATTAAGACAATAGGGAAAAATACCATCCAACTGTTAGTTCGCTCAGAAAGCGATATAGAGGCATTGGAGAAATGCACAGATGTTGGAAATTATTTAAAACGGAACTTTTCTGATATAGAGGGTGTCAATGTCTTTGATGTTGATTTTCAGATGTCACCAGTTCCAAATGTCGATGATGTGTCTAAAAAAGATGAAGCTTGGTGCTACATGTATATTAACTATTTCGAAAATTAAGGAGGAACTATTTTGGCAGAGAAAGCTCAAGATAAGAAAAAAGAAACAAAGCAAGAAGCAGTTGCAAATAAAGAATCGAAAGTCAGAGTAATGGCTAAATCGAATTCTGGTGCTGGAACGACGTTAAGCGTCAATATCGAAGGTGTTCCGAAAGTTATCATTCATGGGGAAATCCTTGAATTGACTGAGAAGCAACTTCAAAAATTGAAAATTTCTAGCTCGTCATGGAGTTATGAAGAAACAGAAAAGAAGGAGGGAACTAAATAATGGCAAAAGACCAATTTTTCCATTTTAATAAAAAGAACATCCAAGGGGGCGCTGGACGTCTAATCATTGGTGAAGATACGACTTTTCGTCCAACAAAAATTTCAGATGTAATGGATATGAAAACTTTTGAGCTCAAGGAAGGTTTCCGTGATCTTGGTGGAACAACGGAAGGTATCAGCCGTTCTCGTGGCAACGAAACAGAAGAAGTAACGATTGACCAATCAGTTACTCCTATTGATACAACAATTAGCGGATGGACCAACACTATTGGTACCACATTAATGGAAAATTCAATTGACAATCGTTCGTTAGCTATGGCTGGTGGCGATATTACCGAGACAGCAGCCGACCTCGGTGATCCTGCGACCCTAGCTGCAGCCATTAATAAAGGTAACCGAAAAATCAAAGTAGCCTCTGGTAAAGGTGTTGATTTTGAAAGCGTCCGTTTTGCAAAAATTGGTGATGAAACTATTGAAATTTCTTCTGTTCAAGCTGCAGACGATCTTATCACACTGAAAAAAGGTGTCTCAAAAGCATATTCCACAACAGATACTTTGACACCGGTGAAAGAACTCGGAACTAAGACGATTTCTTATGGTGCACCAACGTCAATTGCTTCATATAGCTTAACTCTGATTGTAAAACGTGAAGACGGGACATTCTTAATGGTCCACTATTATGAAGTGAAGATTAGTGATAATGTCGAAACGAATCACGGTAAAGAGAAGGCAACACTTCCAGTGTCGTTTACTTCATTCGCTCAGGATGATCTTCCAGAAGACGAAAATGTCTTCATTGAAATCGAACAAGTATTGTAATCGCATGACCTTGCTTAAAAGCAGGGTCTTTTATTTTGTCTAAAAAAGGAGAAAAACATGACTGAAAATACAACAGTAGAACAAATCAATAGCGTAGTAACTGAAATGAAAATGGTGGAGTTAAGTGATGGTAGCAAGATTCCTGTACCACGCTTAACGAATAAGAAAGTATTGCAGCTGGTGAAGTTTGTTGCTGGTGATGGAATGATTATCTATAGCAAGTTTACGGATTGGCGCAAAGATCACACTGAGGTAACGCCAATTTTGGATGAAGAAGGAAAGCAAAAAGTTGACGAGGAAAACAATCCGTTATTTAATACTAAGTTTCCAACGATTGAAGAGGGTGTTGAATTCTTCCTTTCGGAAGTTCCAGACGAAAAAATCGCTAATCTTCTGGCAATTCTTTTAGATAAAACAGCTGACGAAACAGAAGAAATGGATTTCTTTGATACTTCACTGATTGTTGCTGAATTTCTAGCAAATACACCAATTGAAAAATTAACGGCATTAGTAAAAAAGATCCGTCCGAAATTCCGCACGATGAGCAAAGAAGAAGTGAAAGAAGCGGCTCAGAAGGAACAAAACACGGAACCGCAAAAAGCATCAGTAGTGCAATTGACTCCTTCGCCACAAGCTTAATTGAGCAGATTCAGTGCGTTTCATATTTCTATAAAATTCCTGAGTCAGAGGTTTTGGATCAGTCGTTTAGTTGGCTGAGACGAAAATACGAATGGGGAAACAAGAAGGAATATGAATCAAGGCGTGCTCGACAATATGAGATTCAAGTAGCGATCGTTGATTCAGTTGGTATGTTCTTGAGTAATCTGACTGGTCAACAAGGGTATGAGTCTAACTTGATGAAGCCTTATGATGAAGCTTTCAAGAATGCTAAAGAAAATATCACTCAAAATGCAAATGATGAGGGTATAGACACCACTCAATGGTGGAAAGGAAGTGTTAATAGTGAAGAATGACAAAAATAAACAAGAGGTTTGTATTGAGATAGTAAATCTGTCAGAGATAGAAGAAAAACTTTCCAGATTTAATGAATTGGTAAAAGAAGCCAATTCCCTAGTTCAGGAAATGGCTTCAGCGGAACTAGAAATTAAACTTAAAACTTAATCTCAACAGACTCTTTGCATGAGGGACATGTATTCTTTTTACCGATAGTGGCGGTAAATTTTTTATTACAGTTTGGACATTCAATCTCAGTTTTCTTACCTTGCATAGTTTTTTCCATTTGCTTTTTTGGGTCTTTAAGAAACTTTTTCAAATCTTTGTCCATTGTAATTTTCACAGATGCATGTTTGGCCATGTACTAACCTCCTTATCAGTATTTCAGCAGACCACTTACTGATAAGGAAATTATACCAATAAAAAATACATATAGAAGGGAGTTGAGCAAATGGCAGAAGGTACAAAAGTTGGCGGTGCTTATATAGAAATCACAGCAGACTCTGCACCAGCTGAGAAGGCGGTAGCCACTTTTTTCAACTGGTTCACAAGAACTGGCGAGGCCGCTACTGATTTGGCAAGTAAAATCAGTAACACGGTTGAGACTGCAAAAGATTTAGGCGAAAAAGGAAGCCAATCAGCGAAGACAGTTTCAACTGGTTTTCAATCGATGACGCAGAAAATGAAAAGCGCAAATGCTAGTTTATCTGCTGATTCGAAAAAGAATTTCGATCAGATGAAAAGCGATGCAAAATTATCCTATTCAGAAATGACTAAAGATAGCAAAGCGATGAATAAAGCATTAGTTATTTCAATGAAAAGCAGCGTATCCAATTTGAAGTCAAGTTTTACCGATCTGAAGAATGGCTTTAAGACAATTGGAAATTCATTGCTGGATTTGATTAAAAAGCCTGTCGATAAAGTCATAGAATTACCAGGAACCATTCAACGTGCCATGAAATCCGTAACTGGTTTTGTTAGTTCAGGTTTCGCTCAAGCAAAAAATCAAGCAATTTCTCAGATACAGTCAATTCCAACAAAGGCAACTCAAGTCTTAAATCGAACTAAGGATGTCTTTGTTACTGGTTTTAACTCAATAGTTAATACGACTGCAAGTGCTGTATCTAAAATCGGCAACGGATTGTCTCAGCTTCCTTCAAAAGCGTCACAGGTAGCCTCAAACATAAGAACAGGGTTTGTGAATGGAATAAAGAGCATTCCGAGTGTCGCTTCTAACATTTGGCAATCAGTAAAAAGTGGTATCAAGTCAATATCAACGAGTGCGTCAGATGCATCAAGATCAGTAAAGAATAATCTTACTAGTGGATTTAAATCTGTTTTTGATAAAGCAAAATCAATATTTCCTAATATCAGGAATCAAATTAAATCGGGTGTTGATGATCCTTCTAAATCTGCTAGGCAATCAGTAGAAGACGTTGCGAGCTCTATTGCTTCCATTGCAATTGTAGCGAAAGCATTTGATATTTTGAGAGATTCTATCGGCAGAGCCATTGACCGTATTGACACGATTGATACGGCAACTAAATCACTAACTGTCTTAACAGGCAGCGCACAAATGGCGAAAACAGTCATGGATGATCTCGCAGCTGCTATTGAGGGTACACCTATTGCTTTGAATGATGTAGCAATGGGCGCTAAAAAAATGGTTGCCGCTGGTATGGAAGGCACGAAAGTAAAAGGTGTGTTCCAAGCAATTGCTGATGCCGCATATGGTGTGGGCGACGGTGCAGAATCTATTGATCAGATTACTAGCGCAATTGCAGGAATGCAATCTGCTGGTGTAGTTTATGCGGATGATATTAATCGCTTGGTTGATGCTGGGATACCTGCTTGGCAAATTCTAGCTAATGCGAGTCAGAAATCTGTAACAGATATGAAAGAAGCAGTTTCTGATGGAACGTTAGAAGCTGGTAAAGCAATCGAGACACTTCGTAAAGGAATCGAAGAAGGTACCGACGGAGTTGCAGGTTCAACAGCTAGGATGGCAGGTTTGGCTAAAACAGCTGGTGATACTCTATCTGGTTCAATGGCCAATTTCAGAACGGCTATTACTACAACTATCGTCAAAGGATTAGAACCTTTCAAAAAAGTTGCGGTTGATGCATTAGGTTCTGCGACTGCTTCAATGAAATCATTCAGAGATAATACGATTGGATCTGAAAAAGTTCAAGAGGTATTAGCTTCAATTGCTAAAGCATTAGAAAATATTGGCAAATCAGCAAATCCATTAATTTCTATTGTAAAAGGATTATTTGCAGCTTTGAGTTCGTATGGAGCATTGGTTCTTTTACTCGCAGCTCTAATAAAATTCGTTCAATGGATTGGTCCATTTATCAAATTGGCTGCTGCTAATCCGTTTGTGCTAGTTATTGCAGCAGTGATTGGTTTAGGAGTCGCAATAACAGATCTCTACAAACGCTCAGAGAAATTCAGACAATTAGTCGCACCATTGATTAACTTGGTTAAGAAACTTGGAGAAACGTTTGTCATTGCAGGAAATGCGATTCATGGAGCATTGCAGTTAATATTTGTTGGTGGGGATCGCAAGAAGACCGAAGCGCTTCGAGAAAATCTCAATCAGCTTTTACCGCAACAAACTGTTAACGTCATTATCGATCGATTAACAGCGTTGCACAAAGCATTTGGAGAGTTCAGGGAAAAGGCTAGTGAGAAGTTTGGGCTTGCAGCTCAAGCAATTAAAGGAAGTTTTGACTTAATCTTCGTTGGCGGAGATAGAGGTAAGACTGAGGAACTGAAACAAACACTCAATAATCTGTTTCCTCAAGAAACCGCCAATAAAATTCTTGATCGTTTAACGATTCTTCACAAAGCCTTTGATCAATTCAAAAAAGACGCTAACGAAAGAGTACAAGTAGCGTCAAATATCATCAGGTCAAGTCTAGATCAGATTCTTCATGGCGGTGATCGCAAGCAGTATGAAGATTTGAAGTTGGCTTTAGCTGACTTTTTACCGCAAGACACTGTTAATGCGATCATGAATCGAATAACTATACTTCATGAAAGTTTTAACAGACTGAAAAATGGAATTCAAATCGTCAAAGATGTTCTAACTGGCGATATGGACTTTCATTCGTTTTCCGAATCTATCAATACAAGTATGTTCAGCGATGTAACGATGCAGCGATTCGAGAAATTCTATGAGATTGTTCAGCAAATCCGACGGGCATTCTTAGGGTTGAAGTTCATTATTGCAGGAAACATTACTAGTCTTGAAGGCCTGACGAATCTTTTTGGTGATTCATTTAGCGAAAATCAACTAAATATTATCTATCGATTAGGTCAAGGCATTCGAAATTTCGTTCAAGGTGTAAAACAACAGTTTGCAGAGTTCGAAATAGCAATAGACAAAGCATTCGAAGGAAAATTCGAACCATTAATCAACATTTTCAAATCGCTACTACCTAAAATCATTGCAATCTTGGTTGGTGGGATACCTGGTCTGATTATTACTGGAAGCAATCTGATTTCAAAACTTGCTGAAGGTATGGGCACTACGGTACCAGACTTATTGGAAAAAATTTCAGAAATCGTTCTAGGATTGGTGACTTCGTTCACTGAAATATTACCTAAAATGATAGAAGTTGGGGTCAATCTACTAACGAATATCATACAAGGAATACTACAAACACTTATTCCTTTAGCACAAGCTGCTGTAACAGTCGCATTCACCATTTCTAAGACAATCATTGAGACATTACTCTCTGTTTTGCCTCAGTTGATTGAATCCGGAGTTACAATCCTGACTGCGATTATTACCGGAATCATTCAGATGCTACCAAATCTAATCAGTGCGGTTATTTCACTTGTTGAGATGATTCTTTCACTGATTATTACCTATCTACCGAAGATTATTGAAGCTGGTATGACAATTCTAGTTGCTTTGATCAATGGGATTATGATGATGCTGCCGAAATTGATTGAGTTGGCCTTCAATCTGATTATTTCTCTAGTCACGACGTTGATTCAGAGTTTGCCGAAGATTATCGAAGCAGGTGTCAAAATTCTTGGTTCATTAATTCAAGGAATTCTAAATGTCTTGCCTAAATTAATTGAATTGGCGATCAAACTAATCATTACGATTGTAGCTATTCTTATTCAGAATTTACCGAAAATCATTGCTGCCGGCGTTCAAATCTTGATCGCTCTTGGTAAAGGTATTTTGAATACTATTGGTGTCTTGATTAAGATGTTGCCGCAAGTTGTCGCTGCTATCTTCAAAGCATTTGGAGATGTAAAGTGGGGCAAGATTGGTAAAGATATTATTGGTGGTATTGGTAAAGGGATTACTGATGCAGCTGGTTCGATCAAGAAAGCTGTAACTGATGTTGCTGGAAATGTTAGTAAATGGTTCAAAGATAAACTAAAAATCAAGTCACCGTCACGAGTGATGATTGGGATCGCTAAATGGGTCCCTGAAGGTGTTGCTGTCGGAATAGAAAAAGGATTACCAGTTATTGAGGGCGTTGTTTCTACAATGACAGACATGATGACCAAGGCTGTACAAGATGCAGAACCTGTCGGACTCTCAAATGACATGATTGTAACTGAGAGCTACGGGATGCCTGATGCGAGTCAGATGCAGGCCTCAGCTCAACAAGCTTCACAGGCAGGTAATCAAGGAATGTCTGATTCAACTCCTCAGTTGCTACAAACAGCTTTATCAGCTGCTAATGGTATTTTGGGTCAGTTTAGTTCAATCAGCCCTTCGATGGTAACTCAAGGGGCTGACTGGTTAACAAACTTCATGAATGGTTGGAATTCAGTTGCTCCGACTATGCTTGCAACGACAAATAGTTTTATTGTTCAATACACAACACTGATTACTAGTCAGAATAGCCCGAATTATCAAATGGGACGAACTTGGATGCAGAATAAGTTAAACGGCTGGAATAGTCTTGTTTCTACATTCATTACGACTGTGAGAAACTTCTGCAATCAAGTCTTGAATCTTTTACGGAGCTTTTACAATGCGATGTACCAAACTGGCCGCACTTGGCTTCAAAATCTGTTGAACGGTTGGAACACACTTTACCAAACATTCATCAATCGGGTGAATCAGCTGGGAAATGATGCGATTAATAATCTTCGATCGAAGTCGGGCGGCTTTAATAGCGCTGGGCGTTTCTTGATGCAGTCACTGATTGACGGAATTAATTCAATGGGTGGCACGCTTTCAGCAACAATGAATAGCGTAGCGAATAAGATGGTTGGCGGTATCGGAAAAGGTGTCAACGGAGTTATCGGCGGCGTTAACTTTGTCTTGAAAGAAGTTGAATCTGATAAGAAATTAGGAAACTGGGCAGTTCCGCAGTATGCCAGAGGAACTGACGGACATCCCGCCGATGGTCCAGCGGTTGTCAACGATCAAAAAGGTTCAAAATATCAGGAAATCATCCAAGAACCAGATGGATCTACTTTTATTGCTAAGGGTAGAAATGCTCTTGTTTGGCTGAAAAAAGGTGCGAAGGTACTCAATGCAACGGTGTCCGAGCGGATTCTAAAAGCTCAAAATAAATTTGGAAGTATGATTCCAAAATATGAAGACGGAATTGGAGAGTTCGATATTTTCGACCTAATTGATGATGAAGGAGCTTTCAAAAAACTCGTTGATCAGCGTGTAGATTACAACAGTATTATGGAGCCATGGCGTAACATGACAAAGGCAGGCGTTAAACTGATGACTAGCGCCGCCTATCCATTTGCTCAAAAACAAGTGGAAGATTCATATGGTGGAAGCTTTGACGGAGCGATGAACGCCAATAATGTTTACCAATACTTAGTTGATATCGCTCAAAAAGTTATGTCAAAATTTGGCGGACTGACAATTACATCTGGTTTTAGACCTGGCGATCCATACTGGCATGGTAAACATCAAGCCTTAGACATTTCCGGATACCCTTACGGAAGCCCGCGTTACACCGAGGCGGCTAACTGGGCATTTGAGAAATTCCCTAAACAAATTGCATATGTGATTACCAACGGAAGAGTTCGAGATCGTGTTGGTATGTCAGGGCAAGCTGCTACTGGTCAATGGGTACCGTGGCCGGATGGTGATCACTATGATCACATTCATTTGAATGGTGCTCTAGGAGCGGGCAGTGTCTATAAAGCCGGAACAGATGTTGCGGGCGGGTTGCCCACTCCAGGAGGATCAGCGGTTGAACGTTGGCGGTCATATGTGAAGAAAGCTCTGAAAATGAATGGACTTTCAACTTCTCAGGCCTACGTCAACGCTTGGATGTCTCAAATTCAAACCGAATCAGGCGGGAATCCGTCAGCAATTGGTGGGAATGATGGATTAGCCGATGGAAATGCAACAGGATTACTTCAAACGAAACCGGGGACATTTGCGGCTAACGCATTCCCAGGACACGGAAATATTATGAACGGTTTTGATAACATTCTCGCAGCCATTCGCTATGCAAAAGGTCGGTATGGTGCAAATATGCTAGGGGTTATTGGTCATGGTCATGGATACGAAAACGGCGGCTGGGTAACTGAAGAAATGTACAGAGTTGGGGAGAAGGGTAAACCTGAAGTTGTAATACCCGTCACTAAACCAGCCAGAGCAATGGAATTAATCGGTCAAGCACTGAATTACATGGCTCAAAATGGTTCAGGAATCATTCAATCTGCTACAACAGGTTTAAGCAACATGGCTTCAAACATGACTTTAAATCTCTCAGATTTTATTGGTATTGATACTCAAGCGATTCGAAGTAACTTTGCTAGTTCATCAAGTGTTGATCTTCGGGAAGTGATTCAGTTGCTAACTGTAAATAACCAATTGCTGGAGGAAATACGTGATAAAGAATTAGATGTATATCTGGACCAAGAAAAAGTAGGTAAGAAAGTAGCTAAGACTGTAGCAAAAGAAATTGTGAGGAGGAAATATTAATGATCAAGTTTCTTCGACAATTTCATTTAACAAATGGAAATGGCGAAACATTAGGATTAAACAATGAAACTGGACTTCTAGCCCTAGATCCCGAAGGGTTAGGAGTTTCTTTTGATAATGATTATGACGGATTGAACGGAAATTATCGAATAAAATCCAGTTCAGTGAATATGAATGAGTTTAAGATTAACATCATGTACGGAACTTTTCGAGACCAAAAAACCTATCAAGTTTTTTCCGACTTCATTTCATTTTTGAATTACACGCCGCTACAACTCCATTATGTAACGGATGCAGGACACTTTATTCGAAAAATAAAGGTAAAAGAAATTGGAAAAACAGAGATAAACTTTGCAGGGAGAATGAAGGAACCAGTTTCATTCGATTGTACTTCACCATGGTTTTGCTTGAAAACAGCTCAAAAGGTTTCTAAGACATTTACCACGTATGGTGGTAAGGTCCCAACATATGGTTATCCCTTCGTTTATGGTCCTGACCTAACTGGTAGATACAATATTCTAAAAATAAATAATGAGTCTGTCTATTTAATGAATAGCGACGAGATGGTGAGCCCGACACAGATCGAGATAGAAGGCGCTTGTATTGATCCTTATTGGGAACTTTGGCATAACGGGGAAAAAATTGCAGACGATGGTTATAAATTATCACTTAATGCAGGAGAGAAACTAGTTGTTAGTAGTTTTCAGGATGATATTCGGGTCTCTAGGTTTGGAACAGACGGATTTGAGCAAAGTGTCTATCAATACCAAGATCATAATAAGTCTAATTTCATCCATCTACCTGTAGGTAAATCAGAAATCGTCTGTCATGTTGGGGCTGCAGATTTTAAACTTTCGTGGCGAGAAGAGAGGTTGGTGGTTTAGTGATATATCATCTTTCTTTTTTTAAAAGGAGCAAAGGCAAGTACGGTGTACCACTTTTTTTGGACAGTTCTGATTGTGAGATAGAAAATGATGCAATATCAAATGTCCAATCAAATTTTAAGATTGGTGAACAAAAAATTCCAGCTTTGATTGGTGATTTCGTTTTAGTTAAAGACTATATCAAAGGATCATTCATATATTTCGGCATAATTCAAAGTATTGAGAAAGATGAGTTTGGTGCTTGTCAGATATTCTCCTTAATCGATTTTGAATTCGCTGCTACACGGGTTAGTGGAAATTCCTTTGAGCATCATTTTAGAAATTTGGTTATGAGCAATTTGATTAACGATCCGACAAAGAGTATCCCACACTTAGTAATTCAAGTAAGTTCAAATACAGAGCATCTTTACCAGCCTTCAGATCCACCAACTGTAACAAATCTCATGAAATACTATTTTAACGCATTTAAGAAATATAACATTGTATGGCGTTTCGTTGAGATTGATACTGATGGGAATCTAATTACTGAACTGATTCGGATTGAAACTAAAGTAAAGATTAAAAACAATATTTCTGATTTCTCAGATTGGGATGTTAGTGTTAGAAACGCAAATACAGGAAATGAAAATAAGCTTTTGATAATTAATAAGAAAACATCAAGTAGTGAGAATCCTATGGTTCTTGCTACATATTTTTTGACTAAAAATAATGAACTAACAACAAATAGCAGCCATCAAAATATTGAAAGGCCAACTTTGACAAAAGTGTATATTTACGACACTGAGCAAGAAGATAGACCAACTTATGAAAATGTGGCAAAAAGCGAACTGTCAGGAAATGCTTATGCCCACGAAATTACGTTTAAGGTTAGAAAAGTTTCTAAGATACTTAGTGAGGAAAACATCTTCCTTGGTTTATTGGCAAACCTATCTATTGAAAATCAGCAATATGAATCAGTATTGACTTTCTATAGAGTTGAGAAAGATCTAATAGAACTTAAATTTGGAAACATTCGATCACGTGTGACCGAATACATGGATGAGTAGAAAGTGAGGAAATAGAATGGCAATTAAACCATTTACATTTGAACATATGTTAAATACAGCTGGATCGGATGCGAAAATCTATCATGCTTTAGCCGGTAAAAATAGCTATGTCATTCCAGGCTATGGTAATGAATTTGCAGCGACTTCTCAAGGTCTAAAAATATTGATAGATACCGGTTGGCTCATTTGTTTTGGTAGAAATATTCAAAATGATTCGATTGAAGAACTAATTGTCCCAGCAAACACCACAGGTTATGTCACAGTAAGTTTAGATATGACTAAAGAAAATATCCCGCATGGAAATTGGTGGGATAATGACTATACTGTTGAGCAAAATCAAGTCAAACTTGAGGTTCGACAAGATTTGATTTGGAGTAACCCTTCAAATGACGATCAGCAATTTACATTCCCGTTATACTCGTATGTAGCCAATGACACAACCGTTAATCTTACTAAATTCGAGGAATCATTTAATAGTGATCCTCATCGAACTATTGTTCATTTGGATGCTGGTATAGGCAGTGGAGGATATTGGACAGCTGCTGACGAATTTAATTTGGGAACTTTTGATTCAATTGAGTGGGTTTTATTGAGCTGGGGATCGCCTACAAGGGATGGGGCAAGTGAGTGGTATACTTCGCAGTTTACTCAATTTCACAAAAAACAATTCATGGACAAAGCGGCTCAACATATTCCTTTGATATCCGGATACAATTCTGGTGTGCCAGAAATGGCTTCAAAAATTCTACACTGGCGAACGGAAGGCGGAAAGTTACTCTTAAAAGGCGATAACTTTAACTCAACTAACCAATTTTCCAAAAAGCTTAGAATAAGAAAAATTGTTGTTCTACGGGGTCGGTGGCATGAAGTTTAAATAAGGGGAGGTGATATGTTTTGATTGAACTAAGTCTTGATCTGAATAAGAGTATTAAATCATTTCAAAATCGAATTACTCTTCGACAAGGTGATATAGGTGAAAAAGTATTAATAAGTATTTATGACAATAAGAAGCCCGTCGATTTAACTGAGCAACACAAAGTAAAGTTAGAAGGGAATCTAAGAAATAGTGATTATGTAGAGGGCGAAGCAAATCCATACAATTCTGAAAAAGGGAAATATGTTTTCCAATTTCAGAGCAAAGATGTATCAATTATTGGAAAATATCAGAGAGCATTTCTTCGAGTTTATGATGAAAATGATAATCGTATATCTTCAGAGGAAGTTCATATCGAAGTTCTTAAAGACGCTGATATTTCTCAAAGTCAAGCAACGACATATGTATCAAAACTGGATGATCTTTTAGAAAACATGGATCAAGAGTTTGAATCATTCATGGATGAGAAAGAAATTGACTACGGGAAACTCGATCAAAAATGCAATGAACTTGGCTCAGAGCTAACCTCTATTCAAATTGAGTCAACGGGGATTAAAAAGACTCAATCTGATATTTTGCAGTCAATCAAAGACAACAAACTCGCTACGAAAACAGAGCTAGAAAATGCAAAGCAAGAAAGCTCCGCAAACGTGATCTATCAGTTAATTGGGAAAGAAGAAGCTGAGATTTTAATTACTGCTGATTTCAAAGAAAAGATTACAGGATCAGTCGTTGAAAATCCTAATATTATTCGCTTTTTGACAAATTCAACATTTATGGCTCCGTTAACAGGTAGCGAACCAGGTCAAGTTTACTATGATGGAGCAATGACAAAGGATGGTGTAACGCTAAATGTTGGGAACACAAACTCAGACTATATGTCACAAATTCAACTAAACTGGAATCTGGTTGAAATAGTCGATAGAACTATTCCAGAATTATTTGAAACAGTTGGATTAACTGATGATAGTGAGAAAATAGAATTTATAAAAAAAAATGTTAGTTATATTAAAAATACAGTGGATGGTGTAGGAACAGGACTCCGCAGAAATAGATTAACTTTCAAAACGTATGATTCAGCTGGTGTTTTAGAAACCGAGGAGTCGGTTAATGACACTGCGAAAATTCAGGAGTTAGTAAGAGAATATGCTGATAGAGCGACGATCAAAAACATGATAAGTGATCGTGGTTTTTTAAGTGCACTTCTTTTTACAGAAGCATCAGACGGAGTAGCAGTTTCGCAAGCTTCTCTAGATTACACCAAGCTCGAATTTAAAATTAAAGTTTCTGCAAATCTATTAATTAAGTTAATGATAGCGAACAATCACGTAGAAAACTTAGCGACTCAAGAAGAGGCTGAATCAGGAACGGATAACGCCAAAACGATGACACCGCTCAGAACTGCACAACAGATTAATAAAAAAGCTGTTACGATTGCTGGAAATCAGACGATTGGTGGAATCAAGAACTTTAAAGATGGA